GCCGCTTCAGCTAAGTAGTTCTTTGTGTTTTCTAAAATAACACCCATTGAGGATCTTTTGTTACCTTGTAGACCTTCTAATAATGCGTCTTTGGTCTCACCCCAACGGCTTTCAAGTAGTTCTTGTGACATGATTAATTCTCCTAATGTCTTACTTAAATACCAGCAAGTTTACGTAAGTTGATAATGTTTCCATTCTCATCTTGTGTTGCTTCAACTTGCTTGTCTTTATCTCCAGTTACTTCCTTAACAGATTCTGTAAGTGTTGTTTTTTTAGACTTCACTACATTCTCGTTAAGAACCGCTGGGAGATATTTGTTAAAAGCGTTTTCTAATTTCTTAGCATTTACGCCTTCTAATAAATTAGTCATAACTTCTGCTTTCTCATCATTAAGATTAGAAAGTAGTTCATCTAATTTTGCTTGACGCTCATTAGACTCTTTAATTACAACAATCTCTTGTTCTTTTGACTCAACCAACTGTGTAGTTTCATTGAGTTTATCGGTTGCTTCTGCAATTTGCTGATCTTTATCTTTAATTGCGTCAGCTAGTTTACGAATCTCTGCGTTCTCATTTAAATGAGTTGCACCAAATTCACTAGCGTATGCTTCAAAGATTTTTCTACCAAAGGTGTTCTCACGAGCAACTTTGATATCTTCTTGCAACTGCGAAAGTTCTGCTTTCAAATGCTTGGCAACGGCATTAGTCATTTTCTCACTTGATTCTGTAACAAACTTAGTTTTAAGTTGTTCTAGTTTCTCACGAGCCTCTGCTACAAGTTTAACTTTAGTCTCTACAACGTCCTGTTTGTCTTGTGCAAATTCTTTAATTTCTTCTGCTAATGCTTTAACCACAAACTGTTCTAGTTTTGCAACTGTTTCAGTCTGTACTTTTCTGTCTGAACGAAGATCTTTGATTTCTTCAGCTAACTTAGTAACCATAAAGTTATTAAATTTATCTGCTGATTCTTTCATTTTGTTAACTTGGTTAACACGATCTTCTGCTAATTTGGCTTTTTCATCTTTCATTTCAGCCATTTCAGTTTCTAGACTTTCGGTTACCATGCGATCGATTGCTTCAACCATTGATTTTTTATCATGTTCGTACTTTTGTGCAAACTCCTCACGAAGTTCAGTACGCACACTCTCACGAGCCTCTTCTAATTTAGAATCCCATGCTTCAGTTATTTCAGCACGAGTTTCTTCATTAACGAGATCGCTATCTAATAATGGTTTTAGTACATCTAGCATGCTAAATCTCCTATTTAAGCCTTAAGATCTTTGATGAGTCTTAATACTTCACTCTTCAAATATCGTTGTACTTTAGCGTCGCCACTTGCTTCACGTGCCATCTCTAAAACATTATGACCGCCTCTCATATTAATGAGACCTTCATAAATTGCTGTAGGATAAGCATTTGGAGCACTTGGTTGTGACACAATGTCGACAGTGATAATTTCAAAATCACTGACTTGTCCTGAGCCTTCGTTAACGTTACCGCTACCTCGACTCGAAACTCCTAACTTCACACCCGACTCAAGCATAGTTTTAACTAGCTGACCCATTGGCGTAGGTAGAATCTTTAGTTTACCGCATCCGTTTGGACCATCCATCCACATATTTTCAATCATATGCGATACACGGTCAAGGTTGATTTTTAAATCATCTGGGTGATCAACTTCGCCTAGAACTGAATATCCACCTGATACTTGTTCGTTCAGTGTTGTCACTGCACTTTCAATCTCAGTTACTGGATATACACGTTCATTAGCGTTTTTTACACCACCTTGGATGCAGATACCTTTCATATATAAATCTTTACCATCGTTGCTTGACTCAACAATCATATTGGCCATGCTATGGTTAAGATGTTCTTTTAAGTATATGTTTGACATAATGTAAGGTACCTATATATTAAAGTTTAAATTAAACTTTCTTAAGATCTGGCTCTGTAGTATTGCCTTGATCTTCTGATTTAGGTGTTGCTGAACCTTTTTCTACACCGCCTTGTGCGATGTTCTTAGTAGTACCGCCCATGTCGTTCTTACCTGCTACAGGTGATACAGTGTTTTCAGCGTGTGTTTCTTTTGTTTCTGGTTTTGGAGCTGGTTTAAGATCAACGTTTTCTTCTAACG